TGCTTCGCTGCTTCCGACTGTTCCACTTCGCTCTGTATATAATGACTCAAAGCGATCCCGCAATCGTTGAGCAAAGTCCAAAAAAAAAGCATAGAACCAAGTGCAATATCTAAAGGCATATATTTTAAAACCTCTGAGTACTTGTCTGCAGCTTCGTAATCTTCTATGATATATAAATCTTTAACTTTATTTTTAATTGGTCTAAAAAGAACTGCCATAGCTTTATGCAGCGTTTCAGTATCGCCAAGGTAGGTTTCTAAATCTATAAATTCACCTGAAGTAATATCTTCTATTTTAGGAATAAAACCAAACTCGTAAATACCAAGTTTAAATGTTCTTGTTAGTTTAGGTTTTGTTTGTAGTAATGTATTTAAGTGAACAAGCAAAGAATCAGTATCAGCTACTTTTATTCTTGCTACATCCTTAAGTTCAATATCACAAAATATTTCAATAGTCTTTTGATTTACAAAATGACTTGCATCGTTGTTTTGTATTAACTTCTCAAACTTTTGGTATTGATATAAAGTAATTTCGTTTAATGATTCAGGTACATTAATATCTACTTTCATATTTTATTTTAAAAATTAATTAAAGTAGGAATTGTATAAAACAAAAAAGGTAGCCATTTCTGACTACCAATTCTTAACCAACTTTAAACTAACTCTAAACTAATTTTAAATTTAATACTTCGTACAATTCAAATACTTTATTCGTTAAAGTTTCGTCTTGTTTGTATTTATCGTTTCCTAATTTCTTTGCACCATTTACGTTGATCTCTATTTTAACGTAATTGATTTTTCGTTTGCCTACAAAATAAACATCACCTATCACTATTGGATAAATAGTTATTCCGTTATTCAGACAATTCTTTATCGCTTTTAAGTTCACGGTAAATTAAATAAAAGGTTAATAATGCAAAAGCTATTTGAACTAAATAATCGTTACTTGCCATTGCTATTGATGCTGATAATACTCCTGATACTGTTCTCATAATTTCTATTTGTTTTGTTTGTTATTGATACGCAAATATACAACTGTTATTAACAATACAAAAGTATTTTAAAACTTTAACAAAACTTTAACATTTAAACCTGCAACATATAAGCAACATTCTGTTTAGCCACTTCGTACATAGCTTTCATTTTCTTTATTTCTCCAACGTTACGAGGCATAGCTATTTGTACATTGTTATTCGTTACCAAATAAATGTAACATTCAATAGTTGCTATGATTTCCCCGTATGTCATTAATAGATATAATAGTTTCCTTTGTGTGGGTTTTCTAATTGGTAGCTTACTGCATAACGTAAAGCATCAATCAAGTGGTTGTGTTTGTCTATTGGTGTATTTGATTTCTTTTCCAACCAACAATAGTTATTCAATTCTTTAATTAAGTTAATTGATTCAGGTGTTACTATTAAATCGTAGTCTTGTAGTAAACTGATTCCGTATGTAACGCTGCCTTGTCCTTTAATTGTAGGAACTATGTTTAAACCTAAATTAGCTAACTCACTTATTAATCTTGGTTCTGCACTATCAGCAACTATTAAAGCATCGTTAACGTATTGCCTATTTAAGTTGTATATCTGCGACGTTGTTAGTGCTTGTAAAGAGAAACATTCATTAATATATATTCGTTTGTTAGAAGCGTCTATATTGCATTCTATTAATGTAGTCGGGTCATTACTAAAACCAAAATCTTGACCAAAGATACTTTTACCTACCTGCTCGTATTTTCCTATTGACCAATTATTAAATATAACTCCTTCGGCTTTATCCAACCAACCACCTAATATTTGATGTTTATATTTTTCGGGTCTTCTATTCTTTATGTTTTCTATTTGGTTAATAAAAGATTCAGAAAGGTTTTCTATATTATCTAAATACGTTGTATGGATATATGTAGTGTCTCCGTTTATTAAATTGCTTCCTGATTGGATTCCTTTATCTTCAAAGAATTTCTTGTATATAAAGTGTTCTTTTGTTGCAGGATTCAAAACTAATATAACTCTGTTTTGTATTCCTTTTGTTCTTATACTAAAGTCTATCTTTTCAAATGTTTCTTCATCTGTTAGTTCTTCTGCTTCATCTAATACCCAAGTAGTAACACCGGCTAATGATTTTAAGTTTGCAGTTTGAGTTCCGCTGCTTGTTTTAATACCTTTAAACAATATCTTAGATCCTGTTTTTAAATTAATGATTTCGTCTTTAGTAATATAAAAATCATTGCTTAAATCAGCTGACTCTATCTTGTCTATAAATTCAGGTATAATAGAAACGTTTGCAGAAGTTAAAGTATAACGTGTAAATAATATAACGTGTCCTACTTCGTAAGTAAGCAATAATAAAAAGGAATTAAGGGAATAGGATTTACCGCTTCCCCTTCCACCTGTAATTACAAAGTATCTACTATCGGAACCTAATAAATTATATTTGTTATTTAGACTTATCAATTTTGAATATATCTTTTATGTCGAAGTCGTTAATGTTATGCGTTGTTTCGATTGTTTCTTTTGGTTTGCCAAATATATGTTCGGCTACAAATAACTGTCCACGTTGCGAACTTAACAAAGTATCTTTAACAAAAGTAATTTTAGCTTCGTCGTCTACTTCTGTATTGTATAATTGTTTCAAAGCATTTACAAATAATGTATTTACTTTTTGTTCTTCTACTTTAGGTTTACGTCCTGCAGATTTATGACCACCATTGTTTTTTCTTCTATCTTCCATAATTATAAAAGCAATTATTATTAATTATACTCAATTTAAAAATAATAGGTTTTAATTATTGTTAATCTTCTACTTCCCAATAGTAATCACATTGACCATCTTCAATAGGTGATTCAATAAAATAAGATTGTCTTATACTTGGTTCAGCTTTATATCTATAACAGGTTGATTTCAATTCACAACCTTGTCCGTTGCACATTGTTATATCAGGCATATCTTTAATTTATTTCATTAGCTAATTCTAAAATAGCTTTATTAATAGTTATATCGGTATATGTAATTTGGTGCATTAAACCTTTTATAATTTCTAAAAATTCATACGCAGTTAATTCATCGTTTGCTATTTCAACTGTGTACTTGTTATCGTATATTTCTAATTGTAGTTTCATATCTTATTTGTTTTTAAATTGTTGTAAAACCAATGGCTTCTAAATGATAAATTGCAACAAGAACAGCTGACTTATTTGTATCTAAAATAACTACAGCATAAGGTTTTTCATCTCCACAGTTTACATATCCATCAATGTAACCTGTATCGCCATCATTCCAATCTTTATATTGGTTTGTTCCGTTTAACTTTATTTTTGTTTTCATATCTTATTTATTTTTCCGTTTCCAAATTAATTTAGCTTTAAGTAATTCCTTTTCTTGTTTACTTAACTTTTCTTCAAAGCCAATAAAATCATTATTAGCTATATACAAATAATTAACTTTTGGTGCGTGTGCGTAATTCATAATTAAATTTGCCATATCTTATTTTTTAAATTTATCTTTTAGTATTTTTTTATAAATAGTGTTTACTGATTCTTTGTTACAACCTCTTTTATAATAGAAGCTCATTACTCTTAATATTCTTTGTAGATTACTCATATTTTTTATAATATCTTACTTTTTCGTTAATGTTTAAAAATGCTTGAAACTTTTCTTGAACATCTTCGTATTCTAATAGTGCAGCTAAACGCATAATGTTTTTATTTGTTTGTAGTTGTTCTATTTTTTGTTTCAGTTCTTTTATTTCTATGTCCTTCATTTGTATTTTAAATTGTAATGATTCTAATACTAAATCGGGTTTAACTCCATTGATTAAGTTTTCTAATTCTTCTACCCTTGGATTGTAGTGTTTAATCATTGGGTATATTTTTAAATGGTGTATTATTGTAGCGTGATTTAAGTTTAGTTCTTTTCCTATTTGTATTAAAGAATATCCTTTTTGTCTAAATAAGAATGATGCTAATGCTTTCATTTCTACTTGTTCTCGTTTCCTGCTTTTTATTGTTACATCAATTCCTGATTCTTGTTTTATTTTTTCTATTATCATAATTTTTCTATTTCTTGTTTTACTTCATTTAAATATTTATCAAACATACTTCCCTCTGTTGCATAAAATAAACTATCGTGAAAAAACCTTACTTCTTCTACTGCTAATAATGCACATCTTTTAGCTTTAATAGTATTGGTAAAATAACCATCATCATCTTCGTTTTCTCTTATTGCATAACAATACTTATCAAATAATTGTTTTGCTTTTGTTTCTGCTTTCATAATTCGTCAAATGTTAATTCTAATTCTATTGGGTTAAATTCTTGTACTACTGCGGTTAATGTAAGAAACGAAGATACTTCTATTGCTAAATGTATACCTGCACAAACTTCAAACTGTTCACGTTCTTCGTAGTCTGTTAAAACCATTCGCATTGTTTCTAATGT